TTTATGCTTCAAGCTCTTCAAGATGCTGTACAAGCTCTTCTAGTGTGTAGTACTGCCCGTGATGTAAAAAACTCATATCGCTGCTCCAATGTAATCCCTAACTGCCCGCTTATGTCTAAAGAGAACACCATTTGTATTGTTATTCTCTTTTAATATGTACTCAGTGCCCTTGCTCATGTGACGTATAACAATAATCATGCTACCAGTGACACGTAATACACGCTCGTTAATTAGTTTAGTCATTGTCTTGTTCCTCCATACCAGCCAAGCGCATCATTTCTTTTTGCTGCGCTGATGTGAGAACTTGAACAAAAGGCTCTAGAGATAACAGAACTTTTAATAGTTTATCTTCACGTTCTTGGCATCTAACTTCAAGTTTATTTATCTGATTGCGTAATGCTTTAACGTTATGTGTTAGCTCCTGCTTAGTCATTACATAGCTCCTCTAGTTCTTCTAGTGTATCAATGCCATTCATTAGCTCTTCACCTTGAATATAGACATACATATTCACTACGGATTCAGCGTTGTCTAGCTTTGTAGTCACTTCCCCAAATTGGTCTTGCTCGTACTCCACTATGTCGTGGATTGCTTTAAATGCATGGACATCATGCTTGATGAGCCACTGCTCACAATTGTAATAGCCTACTAAATAATAGTCCTCATTGAAGGAATGAAAGTGCCATTCGTCTTGGTTATCAGGTGTTAACACACCGTCTTCGATACGGCTAAGGATGTGTGCTTTTAGTTCTGCTTTGATTGAATTGTTCATGTTGTTACCTTTTGTGTTAGTCAGTTGATACGTTTAAGAATACTCAATGAATACTCTTAAAGGTATACACCGACGTCATTGCGTGATGTATAACTATTACCGAATTGTTAAAGAACATGTTAGTTAGGTTTCTCTCTGCCCTTCCAACACCAATAAGACTACAGCATACAATTATTAATGCAACTATAAATATCAATATAAATACAATTAAATGATAAGGTGTTGAAACATAACGAGTTATACATGCAAATAAACATTAGACATAGACAAAACATGATACCAATCACTTTATTCAAGGCAATAAAAAGCCCTAATTAAAGGGCTTATTGTTATGTGATTAATTAACCTTAGTATTATCAAGTTACTAGCTAAAGGGTTCCAGCTTAACTTTTATATCCCTCCACATACGCTTTATATCCTCCACTTTGTATTCATTAGGGTCATATGCAAAATCTATTTCACATACATCACAATCTTCATCAATAAATTCACCCTGCGCCCATTCAACATACCCATACATTTCTTTACTTAACAGCTCTAATGCACGTTCCATTTCTTCTTTCTCCTCGACTTTACCCGTGAAACCTGCCTGTTGATTAACTACTTGTAATCTCATAATATACTCGTTAGTTGTTTAAGTCATTACAACATAATACCACATCATACATATGTCAAGTACTAATTAAAATAAACATACAAATAAATAAACATACCCATACATATATAAGTACATGTATGAAGAGCTAGTCAAAGGACAGCTAGCGATAGCTATAGGCTTGTTAGCTTGCTAATAAGACTAACTATATACAAATCAACCCTTTAGCCATTGTGTTCGTGTTAGAACGCTAGGCTACACTCGTCCCTCATTCCACCCGTAATTCATGAAGAAGACCCCCACAGGGGGGGAATTGCTTTGTTGAGGGTGTATATGCATAGCACTCTACAAATTTCTACAAAAAAGAATTCTTTAAGAGTTATATACACTCAGTGGTTGCTGGATAAATCACAGCTCCCTTGCTCATCAGGTCTAAAGACCATATTCGCATAGTAGCAGTAGAAGCTTTGATGCAGTAAAGTGTTCTTTATTAGAATGTTTGTCTGCTATTAGTGTATGCTAATAGTATAAGTAGATTGCATTCTTGTTTCTTAATCTGTATATTAGATGTATGGTTTGCTTTAATGCAGATAAACAATTTAAAGTGTACTCCTAGACAATAGAGACATAAGAACAGTCCATTGGCAGATACAGTACACAACTTTTTAAACCTTATGTAAGTAAGGCAGTACAGAATATGTTGGTTACAACCCCTTGCGGAGTTATAAAGAGGACAGGCGTCTTTACTACGGTTTAGACTTAATAGTGTATCCACCTGTTTAAATTAAATATGTGATAACCCAACCAACATTTAAATTAATACGCCTACCAAGCCTCTTAGCAATGCTCAAATTGTGTAGGCTTTTTATCCTAAAGGAGATGTATGAGTTGGTTTGCAAGTTTGTTTAGTAGCGCAGCAGCAGAGCCTATTACAGCTATTGGTAATGTTGTTGACTCCTTATTTACAAGTGATGATGAAAGACTTGATAAGGCTATTATTAAACAACGACTAGCTCAACAACCTGCCTTAGTACAAGCAGAGATTGGTAAGGTACAAGCTTCACATAGAAGTACATTTGTAGCAGGAGCACGTCCTTTCCTTATGTGGGTGTGTGGTGTTGGCTTCTTAATGGCTTTTGTTGTCAATCCTATTATGCAATGGTTTGGACTTGCATTAGTAATCCTTCCTGTAGAAGTAATGATGGAACTCACATTAGCAATGCTTGGCTTATCTGGCCTTCGCACAATAGAAAAACTTAAAGGCGTAAGCAAGTAATGGCAAACTACACAAGAAATACATTAACAGGGGATTTAGCTCCTGTAAATGCAGAGCTAGAAAAAGTACAACAGTCTATAGCAGATAAGCTAGATAGAAACCCTTCTACGGGGCAAGCCAATCAACTTGATAATACATTAGATGCCAACAACAATAGAATTATAAACCTCCCAGCACCTTCTCATCCTAATGACCCTGCTAGATTAAAAGATTTAACAGCAAGTACTAACAGTTCTATTCTTCCTCCTCAAGAATCACAGACAAATAAATATCTAAGAACAGATGGTAGTGCAGCGTATTGGGATGTAATTGTAAAAGCTACTGTTGGTTTGAGTAATGTAGATAATACAAGTGATGTTAATAAACCAATCAGTACTCTCACTCAAAATGCTCTGGATTTAAAAACTAATGTAGCTATTACAACAACAAGCTTAATAAGTAGTACTGTTGTATACGAACCAGCTACAGTTATTAATACTAGTGGGTTTGCTACAAGCGGAGACACATTAGGTGCAGGTTGGAAACAAAATGGCGTAACAAGTCAACCAGTAAGCCAAAGCCCTGTACAGCTTAACGGGTTTACGTTAAATGATGCAAACGGAAATCAATGGTCTTGGGTAGGTGGTGCAGTTGCAAGCAACATGACTATACTAATACCCTCTATGTTCTCAACTCTTCAAGCTGCTATTGATTTTATTCATCCAAAGGCGAATATATCCACAGGAATATTAGTTAACCTGCAAATAGAATCATCCCATACAGAAGCAACAGGTCTGCTAATTACTGGCGGGGACTACAGCCACTTTGTTATTACATCGGTTGATGCCACTGTGCCCGTTAGTATTCAAAACAACGGTAATCAAGGATTTGACGGAAAGGGTTCACACTTCTTTTTTGAAAACTGTACAACGCCAATATTTTCTTGTTTGTTTGATGCACAGACAAGTGGAGGGAGGTATGCAGCAGGAATTACTGTTAGAAATGGGGTATTAAGAGTAGACGCGGGAGCGGGTTTAATTAATGTAGGTATGCCACAACTAACAGCATCCCCCGCAAATACCTTGGAAACACAGTTTGGTTATAATTGTTTAGTATGGAATAACAGCCGCGCTTTGCTGAATGGTGCTGTTTTTACTGGTGCAGCACAAAGAAACCTATGGGTAACACGTAGCAGTTTTGTCACAGCAGCGACAGCAATCTTGTCAGGCTCAAGAGCAGATGGAAGCGTAACAGGTAATGATGGTAATATTTATTGTACTCGTGGCAGTCACATTAACGCAGAGTATGCAGACCTTAAAAACGCTGCAAATAGGGCAATTACTTGTACACGTTCCTTTGTAAACGCAGAAGAAGCAGACACAAGCGGCACAACAAACGAAGAATTAGTTGTTGGGCGTGGTGGAGTTATAAATGCTTTTGGTACTAAGACATCAAACGCAACAGGAAGCTCATTTCCATACACTCCTTCAGTTTTAGATTTAGGTGGTAACTCAGAATTTAACACCCCTAACGGCTCTGGTATAATTTATTCAGAGCAAGCTAGCCAATGGCCTTCAAGATTGTTTTCTACGCAGACATTAGACGTTAGACAGCCAACAGGCGGTTTAGAAGTTAGCACACGAACAAACATAACATTAGTATTTGTTGACAGTAGTGAGCTTGCGGGAACAATAACTTTTGCAGATACGTTTTTAGACACAAACTATTCAGCAGTTTCGGCAATGACAGTTGCACCACCATCACCAAGACGTGCAGCAGGTGTAATGAGATTTAGAAATAAAACTACAACATCAATAACTGCGTCATTGTTTGCGGAAAGTGGTACATTTGTTTCAGGTGACACTTGCCAAATAACTGCACAGTTACTTGGACGCTGGAAGTAGTTTTATTTGTAAGACTAACTAATAAACTTATATCAAATTTACAGGAAAAAGAATGGCAAGATATACAAAGACAGGAACTCCTAATACAATAGGAGAATTGGATTCACAATTGGATTTGATATCAACAGCTATAGCAGATACTCTTTCTCGTAAAGGAGATACTCCTAATCAGATGGAAGCAAGTATTGATATGAATAGCAATTCTATTCTTAATCTACCTGCTCCTGCCTCTGCAAATTCTCCTGTAAGACTTGCGGATTTAAACGCAGCAGAAATTGGAGCACTTGCTGGCTTAAACCTACAAAAAGAATTTAGCTACACAATTGGTGCAGGTCAGACATTAGTGTCAGTATCTCTATCTGCATTTAACTCTTCTTATTTTATCTCCACACCTAGCACTCTTGGTGGAAAGCTTGTTCTTAATACAGACTACGTAATTGTTAGTGGCAGTCAAATACAATTTCTTAATACATTCCCTGCAAACAGCATCCTAACAGAAGTAGGAATTGCTACAGACCAGACAGTTGTAGACAGAGAAGCTACAGCCATTACTAAATACTTCAAAGCAGAAGACTTTGGATTTACTCATGTAAACTCAGCAGCAGCTAACCTCATAGCCCTTACAGCCGCTTACACAGCTTGTGATGAAGGTGGTGTTGTTACTATCAATCAAAAAGAAAACTTTTCTTGTAGTAGACTTAATGTTACAGGTGGTAAAGAGTTTGAAATAGAAATTAATGGTGTAGGTAAGTGGATTGTAGCAACAGAACGAGCTATAACCATCGTACAGCCCTTTCAAAATATTCTCTCTGTTAGTGCTATAGACCTTGTTGTTCTTACTGTCAATGGCTCTACAGTTGATGTTATTAGGCTTACAGTAAGTGATTCTAGTACATACGCTAAAGGGGATGCAGTAAAAGTATTTAATGATGAGCTTGATGTTTTTGACGGTAGAAGTAACAGACGTAAGGGTGAGTTTGCAGAAGTAATAGATGTAGCAAGTGGCTTTATCTATCTTACTTGCAGACTTGAAGATGTTTATAATACAGCTAACAACGTTCGTGTAGCCCGTATGAGTAAGAAACGTTTTTCTTTTAAAGGAAACTTTGTAAGCAACATTACTAATACGGAAGATGTTATAAACTTAGAAGGAATATACAAGCCTACTATTACATTAGACGTTGAGAATCATGGCAAGATTGTAGTTAATTTAAAAAGTAGTTATTTAGGTAATTACTATCTATCAGGTACAGGCTATACAGATAACACAGGAAGTCTTGGTTATTTAGCTAATGATGCAGCAGGTTATCACAATGTATATCATGCACCTTTTGGTAAGTTCTTTCGTCACGTAGTTACATCTAATGCAACAGGTGTTACAAGTGGAGTAGATAGCCCTGAAGACTATGGCCCTACTCGTGGTATGACTATACGAGATGGTATTTCTATTGGCGCATTAGGTGCTCCTTGGGATGACCATGATGGAGCGAGACGCACACAGTTTATTAATTGTAAGAGTCTTGACCCCCTACGTAGTTCTGCAACCTACCCTTGTACTTTCCAGCTAAGAGGAAGAGATACTAAGATAATTGGAGGGGAAACTGTTGGGCCTACACCTGTTATAAACAATGATTATGCTCATATTAGATTTGGGGATACAGCATCAGGACAAATTCAGATAAATGACCCTACGTGTGTAACTGCTGTTATTGGTTTAACTTTTATTGTACCTCCTTCTTCCAATTTGAGAGGTGAGTTATCTGTAAGTATCAATGGTGGTAATGTACGTCTAGTCCAACCACAGAGTTTAGTTGAAATACAGAACATGAATATGCAAATGACAGGCACAACGCTTGAAGCTACAGGTGCTAATGTTAATTTTACACAATTGTTTGATTTAACAAACGCAAAGTTATATTTAAGTAATGTAACGGTAAAGGTTACCGGCACAGGTGGTAATGCAAGAGCAGTAAGACTTAATACAAATGGTAAGGTGATGGGACAAGTATACTTAGATGTGAGTGGTGTGACGTACACATCAGGTGTCCTTTCTGAAAGCACAGGTAATTCTAGTTTCTTAACGCTAGTTAATGCGGGAGGTTCTGCTGGTAGTTTAGTTAATGGCGGTTCTTTTGATTTTGTTAGCAACACTATTGTAACGTTGTAAAGAGTACTTATGTCAAAATACAAAGCAGATAATGGAATACAACTAACACAAGGCTTGTTCTATGAGTTTAACAAGCCAGATGCGCCCTACACTCTCCGCTCAGAAGACTACGTATCTCAAAAAGGGATAGAGTACAAAAGTGTTAGTGCTTTGTATAGAGACTGTAACAGTGAGTATGAAGCAGCTATTAAGATTGTAGAAAGCTGGGAGCATTGGAAAAAGCTTTGTTCTTTGGATTGGTTTGTTAAGGGGCATGTGACGAGCGCAGGATTAAAGTATCAAGGGCTTGATGATTGGAAAGAAGAACAAGAGTTACGTAAGAAAGCTGAGAGTGAAAGTATTCTTATGAAAGAAGTGGGTAATGGTAATGTTACTGCTGCTAAGTTTATATACGAGCAGCAAGGTAAACAGGCTGCTAAAGGCAGACCAGAAACAAAGAAGCCTAAAGCGAAGGTAAGTAATGTAGAGAGTTTGTATGCGAAGGTTAAACGATGAGTGCTGAAGTGGGAGGACTTGCTTTACTCCTCAAGTACGTATGGTTGCCTACTATTGGTTTATTAGGTTGGTTTACTAAAGGATATTTAAACAAGTTGGATGCAAGACAGTCTCTCTCTGAACAGAAACTAGGAGAGCTGGAATTGAAACTTAATAAACACTATTATGATAAAGAGGAAATACAGCAACACATAGTACTTCCTTTACAGACAAGCATTACAGAGACAAGAGAAGAGTTAAAAGCCACTAGCAAGATGATTGCTGAGATACATAGTGACATGAGACTCCTTACATTTAAGATACTAGGCAAGGACAGTAGTGAATGAGTATTGATAACATAAGAGAAGAGTGTGAAGACAGCTTATACACATACGCTCAAATTATGTTTCCTAATCGGTACTTTGGTGACTTGCACAGAGAGATGTTTATGTTTTTTGAGCAGTCTCTTAATGGAGCGCTTACAGGCGGTGAAGGTGATAATGCAGCAGCCTTAGTACCTCGTGACCATCAGAAGAGTTTTTGTATTGCTGTAGCATGTAGTTGGGCTATTACTAAGTTTCCTTGGTTTACTGTTACATATGTTTCTTCTAACCCTACGTTGTCACAAAGACAGCTTACTGTTATTAAGAATATATTTAAGAGTGAAGCGCATAGAGAGCTATGGCCTGAGATGTTGAATTATGAAATACATCCTAGAACTAAAGACTACGAACATAAGCCTACAGGCACTTGGACTATTAGTGAAATAGCTATAGACCACCCTGAACGCCCTAAGAGTGAGAAAGACCCTACAGTAGCCGCAACAAGTGCAAAAAGTACAAACACTGGTGCTCACTACAAGATGTGTATATTTGATGACTTAGTAACTAACGAAAACTACCGAAGTGCAGCAGAGCGAGAAGACATTAAAGAGGTATATCAGTCTTATGCTTCAATTGCTACAACAGGTAGTATTAAGTGGATGGTAGGGACTAGGTATGGAGATAATGACCTCTACGGAGACTTGAAAGAAAAAGAATACGAAGTGTTTGATGATGAAGGTAATTGCACAGAGACAAGACCCCTTTGGAAGTGGTTTGAACGCACAGTAGAAGACAGTAAGCATAAAGATGGGAGTGGTACGTTTGTATGGCCTAGACAGCAAATGCCTGATGGCAACTGGTATGGCTTTAACAGAACAGAATTAAGTAAGAAACGTAGTGAAGCATTTAACTTAACACTCTATTACTGCCAGTACTACAACGACCCTAATGCAGCAGCCGTAGACAAGATTACTAACGATTGCTTTATGTATATGCAGCCTAAGATGTTAGAACAACGACAAGGTAAGTGGTGGTATGGTAATAAAGAACTTAAAGTGTTTTGTGGTATGGATTTGGCTTTTAGTGAAGGCAGCGGAGCTAAGAAAGTTAAACGAGATTACACAGCCATTGCAGTTATTGCATGGGATGCAGATGGGTATCTATACGTACTCGACTTACAACGCTTCCAAACAGCAGACGCTAGAGTTTATTACGATAAAGTAATACAGATGCACCAATACTGGAACTTTAGAGATGTAACTGTAGAGACTAACGCTGGTGGTAATGTAATAGCTAACTTTGTACAGGATGAGATACGTAAAGCTGGTGAGACTCTTGTAGTTAAGCACCAAACTAAGAACCAAAGGGAAGGAAGCAAGGAGGAGCGTAATGCTCAACTGTTTGAACCTTTGTATCGAGGTAAGAGCGTCTATCATACTAAAGGTGGATACACCAGACTCTTAGAAGAAGAATTGAGACTAAACAAGCCCCCACATGATGATTTAAAAGATGCCTTATGGATAGCTGTTACTAACAGTACACGAATGAGTAAGCCTAAGTTTGCAACTAACAGAAACAAGAACGTAGTAAGTGCAGAGAGTAGGTTTTTAAATAGAGGAAGAAAGAGAGCTTAATGATTACACTCAATTACAGCAAAAAACCCAAATTAGCAAATGAGATTGCATTGTATAAGCACGAATGGAACAGTGTACGTACAAGTGCTTGTGATATGTGGGCAGAGATTGATAGTTACATACACGCTACAGATACTTCTATGCTAGAAGGTGGTGAGTTCTTTGACCACAAGACGTTTATTCCTATTATATCTGAGATACATGAAGACCTAATAGCTATTATATTCTCCACTGTATTTCCACATGAGGATTGGCTTAGTTGGAAAGGTTATGATGCTAAGGCTATTGCTACAGAGAAACGTAGAAAGCTTATTTCCATGATTAAACAAGTACATGCACTTAACGGATTTAGTACTACTTTCCGTAAAGTTATTGATGACTTAGTGCGGTATGGCAACTGCTTTGTAAAGGTGGATTTTGTTAATGAAACAGAAATGGAAGAAGGGAAAATTGTTACTGGTTTCCTTGGCCCTAAACCTGTTCGTATTAGCCCTTATGATATTGTTTTTAATCCAACTTTTTCAGAATTTAAGAAGACACCGAAAATCATCACAAGCCTCCTCCCAACAGGAGAGTTTAAAGAGTTCATAGATAACTTAGGCGATAAGAGTGAGATAGATGATGCAAAGCTTAGTCTCTTACTTAATCGTAGAGCAGGAGCTAGTACAGACAACTCAGACAGATATAAAGATGCACAATACCTGCCAGCAGGGTTTGGTACTATTAAAGAATACTACACAAGTGGCATGATTGAGTTGTTGTGGTTCTATGGGGACATATACGATGAAGAAACACAAAAAGTACACAAGGGTAGATGCGTTATAGTTGTTGATGGCAACACTGTTGTATATGACGGATTTGAACCTAAGACTAAAATATTTAAAGGTAGCTGGAAGCCTCGTCCTGATAGTTTGTGGAGTCAAGGCCCGTTAGACAATCTAATTGGTATTAACTACATGATTAACCACAGAGAGAACTCTAAGAACGATTCGATTGATAAGTTTGCCAATCCAGATAGAGCTTATGTAGGTGATGTAGAAGAGATATATGACGAAGTAACAGGTCAAACTAAGTACATTATGCCTGAAGGTGGAAGTGTACAAGACATTGTTCCTGATGCAACTGTATTGACGTATGACAACCAAATAACAATGCACACGGAGATGGCACGTAGAGCAGCACGTATTCCTCAACAGTTAACAGGCTTTAAGACTTCAGGAGAAAAGACAGCTTTCGAAGTACAGAACTTAAATGATGGTGCTTTTAGAGGCTTTATTAATAAGGCTATGCAGTTTGAAGAAGATGTTATTGAGCCTTGTGTTACAGCAGAGTTACGGGTGGCAAGAGAAAACTTTAGTACGGTTATTAGTGTCTTAGAAGAAGATGAAGAAGGTATTATTAGTGTATTAGAAGTGACAGAGGAAGACCTTAGCAGTAATGGTAAGCTTATACCCTTTGGAGCAAGACGCTTTGCACGTAACCTACAACAGCTTGCAGCATTACAAAACTTACAACAAAGTGGTATGTATCAGATATTTGGTAAGCACTTCAACACATACGATTTAGCTCGTGTATGGGAGACTTTGAATGGCTTTGAGAACTATCAAGTAATTAAGAAGTTTGCTGCTATAGATGAAGCTATGGAAGAGGAGGAAGCAACAATGCTTGCACAGCAAGAGATGGAGCAGAATATGTCACAACCAAGTCCAATAGAAATGCAGATGGATGCTGAGATGGAACAGGAGATGGGTAATGAGTGAGTTTAAGATTCCTAAGTTTCTATCAAAAGAATTTAATAGTTCAACACCTGAAATGCAAACAGAATTAGTAGCTGATTATAAAGCATGGTATGACAAAGATATGACTGCTATGTGGATTAGAGGGTTTAATGCAAGGATTGAAGATTTGATTAGTCAAGAAGAGTCTCTTGCTCCTACTACAAGTTTTGAATTTCAACATCAAGTAATTGCTAATCGAGCAGAGCGATTAATACTACGTTCTTTAATCAAAGAAATGAATTACAAAGTATAACAGAGGTAATATGTCTAAAGGTTTATACGCAAATATAAATGCAAAGAAAAAAAGAATCGCTGCTGGTAGTGGTGAGAAGATGAAGAAGAAAGGAGCTAAAGGCGCTCCCACCGATAAACAATTTACTAGGGCTGCTAAAACAGCTAAGAAGAAATAATTATGATGGGTAAAAAGACTACATACAAACCAGCTAAGAAGGCTCCTGCTCCTAAAGCAAAGAAGCCAGCTATGTCTAAAACTTCAATGAAAATGAAAAAGAAATAGGAATTATTAATGTCTGACCAAGACTTGAAAACCGATACACCCGCTGACCAAGCACAACCATTATTTACTATTGGTGAGAGAAACTTTAGTAAGGATGATGCAGTAAATAAAATTACAAGTGCTGATTCTTTTATTGAACAACTTAAAGCTGAAGGTAAAACTAAAGACGCTGAACTAGCTCAACTGAGAGCGCAGATAGACCAATCTACGAAGTTAGACGATGCCTTGGCACGTATGAATTCTCAGGGAACAAGTGAAACGCCAAATCGAGAAGCACCGACCAGTGCCATTGATATAGAGGCTCTAAAGAAAGAACTATTAGGTACGATGTCCGCAACCCTTTCAAAGAAAGAACAGGACACACTATCTCAGAAGAACCAAGAGGATAGCATTAGTGCTGCTCAGGCGGTTTATGGGGATTCTTATGAGAGTAAATTAAGGGAGAGAGCAAAGCAACTAGGTATGTCTGATGCAGATATTATCTCTGAAGCAAGTGCTAATCCTATTAAATTTAAGTCCTTGTTTGGCTTAGATAAACAAAATTCAACATCACCCTCTCTCAATTTTGGTGGCAGTGTACCTCGTAATAACAACGAAGCAACTGTTCTTAAACTTGGTGGATTTAGTACTACAGAGCGAGTAAACAACATGAAAGAAACATTCGACTCTTATGCTAAAAAACATGGTGTTGACCCTGAATCACTGTACAAATTCTAAGGAATAAATATGTCTTACGTATCTTCACAAAACCCCAATATAATCCGTCAGGAAATTTATGACGCTGCACTAGTAAAATCATTAGATGATTGGCTAGTAGGTCGTCCTTTATTTGATGACAAGACAGGCATTTTTGGTGATGGTGACACATTAAAGATTACCAAAACTGGTGACAGAGCCTTGTCTAACTACTCCGAAGACACTGGTGTAGATTTTAGTAAAATGGCTACTAGCCGCGTTGAGCTTGCAGTAACAGACTATAAGCAAGACGGTTGGTACATGACTGACAAGCAGAAGCAAGACGGGCATCAAGCCATGGCTTTCTTTGCTGAAAACGTTCGTAAAAGCTCTATTGCTTTTGAGCGTGACATTGAGAAGTCAGTATTAGCAGTTGCTAACCAACAGACTATAGGTGGACGTAACCTAATCAATGGTCAACCTCACCGTTTTGCTGGTAGTGGCACGAGTGGTAATTTAGCATTACAAGATATTGCTAACTTAAAATTGTCTTTTGACTTAGCTTTAGTTCCTGAAGGTAATCGTGTGTTAATTATTAACCCACAGCAGGAATTTGAAATTAACAAGTTGTTAAACATTGTTGCAGTTGCAGATGGTAGTACTTTCAACAAAGACTTTGATGGCCTTATCCAAACTGGTTTTGGTGACAAGCTTAACTTTGTTCGTAACATCTACGGCTTTAACATTATGATTAGCCACAACCTTCCTGCTATTACAGCAGAAACAATTGTAAAAGCTGATGGTACAGGTAGTGCTACATACACAGGTCAAGCTATGATTGCAATGTCTATGGCTTCTGCTGACGATATGCCTTTCATGGGTGTTATGCGTCAACGTCCTGCTTCTGAGTTCTTCCGTAACGTTTCTATGAAGCGTGATGAATACTCAACTACTTGTCGTTATGGTTTTGCACTAAAGCGTGCTGAAACTCTTGGCGTAATCGTAACTCCAACTTAATAGGAATATAAAATATGTCTGCACAACCTTTGAATCTATACGATGTTAACCAATACACCGCTTCCGTTAATGGTGCTCAAGTTGCTCAAGTAGGTACTACTCGTACTCTTGAATACCGTTTCCCTGTAACTACTTTGCCTACTACTGGCGCTGATGGCCCACAGATTACAATTCCTGTTGGGGCTATAATCCGTAGTGGTAGTCTTATTGTTGAGTCTGCGTTGTCTGGTGGTTCTAACATTACTCTAGGTGTTTCTACACCCGCTGGTGTTGTTACGGATGCCGATGGCTTACTAGCAGCTAACTCTTCAACTTCAGGTGTTGTTGCTTTTGCTGGTGCCTTGTTAGGTACAGCCCTTGCTGCTGAAGGCCAACTAACCGTAGCTACTTCACGTACTGCTGGTGTTGTTAAAGTTGTTATAGTTTACGACTTGTATTAATAGTTGATATTTCATAGGGAGCGGGAGCGCGTTCCTTTTCCCTATTATAATATTTATTGGAGAGAATGATGCAATTAACACTTTTAGAAGTAGTCCAACAGTATTTAGATGCCACAAGTGGTTTCTATGTGGACAGTATATTTGATAATGATGAAGCACAGCAAGTAGCTAATGTAGCAGAACGTATCTATTACGAAATGGTGCAAGAGTTTCCTAATTTGTTATTTGTACAAAAGGATGTGACATTAGATGCAGTAAGTGATGCAACTAAGCCTAACTTCCTTCTAATACCAGATGCAGTGCAAAACATTAAAGACAGTGAGTTGTATTACAATATATCCGAGACAGGTGACTTACAATACAAAGCATTAAAGTATTGTTCTCCTTTGGAGTTTATGAGCATTACAGCTCAATACAGTTCTAAGGATACAAGCATAGATGTTATTACAGGATTTGATAATCAAAAGATGGCTGTTATTAATGACGAGTGGCCTTCTTACTTTACATCCTTTGATGGTAAGTACATTGTAACTAACGCTTACAACAGCGAATACGATACAACAATGCAAGCCAGTAAGACGAGGGTACTCGTTACACAGATGCCTACATTCCTTAGACAAGATGCTTTCCTCATTCCTATTCCCCAACATCTTAGTACTACGTATTTGGCTATGGTATTGAGTGAATGTTTTAATCTTATATACCAGCAACCAAATGCAATGCTCAATCAGAAAGCTCGTAAGCTTAGAATTAGAATGCAGCAAGCAAGTCAAGTACTGGGTAGTGGAGGTAGAGCTAAACCTTCTTATGGTAAACGTAATGCCGTATCAAGGAAAAGCAGACGATGAACGATGAAATATTCCAAAGAGACTTGTTAACAGTGGAAGGCTCTAAGTATTCCCTCCTGTACTCTCCTGTACGGCTATATCACTTTAGTAGTAAGGGCAATACCCCTCTTGAGTTAATGGGTGGCTTCACGTGCCGTACAGAAGCTCTCATGCAATTTGAGAGGTATAACAAAAGACTAGCTCTCACTACAGAAGTAGTACGTGTAGAATTATCAGAGAATGTCTTACTAGATGACCTTAGTACAAAAGTAGAGTTGTTAAGCTACGCAGAGCAATACAACATAGAAGTGCCTAGTGGTTTGTCACATCCAAAACAAATAAAGAAAATGTTAAAAGCTAGTTTAGGAGACATCTAATGAGAGCTGCTGGTCAGAAGGAGTACGTCAACCTAGCTAAAGGTTTAATAACAGAAGTGAGTCCTCTGTCCTTTCCTGATGGAGCTACAAGTAATGAATTAAACTTTACTGTTGATAAAGACGGTTTGATTAGAGAACGTAGAAAAGGGTTTAGTTATATCTATCCTCTTAATACATTTGCAGGAGCTACAAGCAAACTTGAGAACTTGTTCTATTGGAGAGGAAGTAAGTATGCAATTGCTATATTGACTAATGCTGTCCCTGAAACATATTTAAGAGTTCATGCACTCGATGCAAACTTTACGGCTGTAGCAGATGTTAAGATAGCGGATGCTGTAGTTAGTACACAAATAGCAGAGCTAACAAATTTCCTAGTAATTACCCTTTCTAATAATGATAAGCCTATTCTACTTGAATACCTAGAGGCTACAGATTCCATAGTTGTTAACACAGTTAGCTTACATGTAAGAGATTTTGAATTAGTTAATGATGGACTCACTGTTTCAGAAACACCTGTCACTCTATCAGACGACCACAAATACAACTTGTTTAATGCGGGGTGGTTTGTAAGTAAGAGGGATGAAGACCAAAGTGGTAATCCTTTAACAGCAACAGTCACTACTTATTTTAATGCTTTTTCCAAATACCCTAGTAATGCAGATAGTGTTAGTGTAGGTATGATTACAAATGCTTCTGGTAACTTAACATTTGACCCCGTGTATGTAAGGGATGCTGGATTGGGTAATAGTCTTTCTCCTAGAGGTCATTACGTATTCCCTATTGATGATTATAATAGAACAAGTAAGTTAGCAGCTCCTACTTTAGATGGAGCACCTAGTACAACCTTAGCTGTCTTAGGAACAATTACATTGTCAGGAACTCCTTCTTACAACCCTGATACACCTAATACGGGTGATGGTGGTGGAGGTACTGTTCCATTCGACCCATTCCCTGAAGAAGCACCTGAAGGAGGCCAAGTACCATAATGGCAGTTACAGCCCCAACAACAAACATTAAAAATCCCAATTGCTGTGCCTCTGCTTTTGGGAGAATATTTTATGCTGTAGATAGTACAGTGGTCTTTTCACAAGTATTAATTTCCTCTAAGCAAGCAGGTAACTGTTACCAGAACAACGACCCTACTAGTGAGACAATACCAGATTTGTTAGATACAGATGGTGGTGTTATTCCCTTAGAAGATAGTGTAGGGATTAAAGCTCTTACACCTTTCAAGAGTGGTGTACTTATCTTTGCTACTAATGGTGTGTGGTATATCTACAATGCTGATGGTGGCTTTAAAGCAACAGGCTTTAACATTGCTAAGGTGAGTGAAAGAGGTATATCAAGTGTACGTAGTATTGTAGAAGCAGAAGGCAGTGTGTTCTACTTTAGTGGTAATGGTATCATGCAGATACAAGGCAGTGAGTTCAGAGTACTGGATGCAACAGACATAACAGCCCAAACTATCCGCTCTTACTACCTTACAGCTTTTGCTGGTAGAAATGCTAATGGTATATACAACGAAGCAGATAAGCAGCTTGTGTGGTGGACACCAGATAATACAAGTGATGGATTGATATTAGATTTACAAATACAAGCCTTCTATCCACAGAAACAAGTAAATGCTTTGTATACAGCAGCTAGACCTTTTAGAGTGAACAACGCAACTCTATACCCTTTCTACACAGCAGGGACAACAACTATAAGCTACAGCCTCGCACAACCAAACAATGAGTTGTTCCAAGACTTCACTACAGACATACCAGCTTATCTTGTTTCAGGGTATGAGACACTAGGTAAGTTTGCTAATAAGAAAAGTATACAACAAGCTAAAGTATTCTTTAAAAAAACAGAGACACAGATAACAGGTTTTACAGATGGTGCTTATGTATTTGATAAGCCAAGCAGTTGTTTGTTTCAAGCTCGTTGGGATTTTGATAACGGTAATGAGTTTAAGAAATGGGTGGGTGTAACAACACTTGCTGGTGGTAGTGGTAAGGCAATGCAATTGTACAAGCCATTACAAAGAGGATTTATTCCTGATGCTTATCCTTATACATTTAATACAGGTGAGAGCTTGATTAGTAAGAAGTTTAATATTCGTGGTAATGGGGATGCTGTTCAATTTGTATTTGAGGCAGAGCCTTTAAAAGATATGAAGATGTTAGGGTACAGTGTTAACTACACAATGAGGGGAAGAATGTGAGTGAGATATTACACCCTGTAGTGTATGACAGCCCTTCTTTTACTGTTTACATGGAAGATAATAGTATAGGTTGGATACTTCACTGCTATGTGCATCAATGGTCAAATTCAGTGTACAAAGAAATGATGGATACAATGGCAATGCTTATAGAAATAGCTCCTAGACAAGAACTCTATGCTTTCTCTTACAATAAAAAACTAACTAAATTCTGTGGTCTTTTTGGAATGGAAGTTATTGATACATTAAAAACGGATAAAGGTGAAGGAGAATTACTATGTTTGACCCTATAACCGCTTTAGTTGTAGCCAGTGTTACAGCTACAGGAGCTAGTGTTGTTGCAAGCGAAAAATCTCGAAGCCAACAAAAGAAAGCTAACAAAATACAAGAGAAAGTGAGACAGACACAAGATTCAAGAGCCAGATTAGCTCAGGTGAGGCAAGCTCGTATGGCACAGGCACAGATAGTACAAAGTGGTGCTACGCAAGGAGTTTTAGGAAGCAGTGCTGTACAAGGGGGCTTTAGTGCTGCTGGCAGTAATGCGGAGAATAACATTCAGTTTATTAATCAGGTAGATACTTTGCAACAAGCCATAAACAAGAGAATGGAAAAAGCTAACAAATACAGTGGCATAGCTAGTGCATCTGCGGGTATCGCTTCTATTGCGGGAAGTTTTGCTGGCAGTATGGAAAAAGAAGGTGATGAGTAATGGCTGAACCTACATTAGAAGAACAAAAAGCCCTTCTTGCTTTTCAGAAGGAAGGTGTAGAGTCAAACAATGCACCTTTACAGAAAGATGATGTGGATAGTGTAAAAGCTAATGCACAACAAGCAAGTGAAGCTACGGATAAAGTAGGTGGCTACATACAAGGTATGAATGACAGTGGCATAACAAAAGAAAAGTTTTTAGCTTCTGCTGCTAGTAATGAATTAAATATTGATAGTGGTTTACAAGCTACGATTGCTGCGGGTTTAAAATCAGAAGCTCCTGTTCAAAGAGAAGTTGTTATAGCGCAAGAATCAGAGTTTGATTTTGATTTCGGTATAAATAGTGAGTTTGAATTTGACTTTTCAGAAAGTGTTAATGTAGGAGTTAAAAAAGAAAGAACACCTGATAGTAAGAAAGAACTCTCTCTTATGGCTTCTTTGTACTTAGATGTACCTTTTGATTACATAGCTAATCAAGCATTGCAAGGAGATGAGTCTTTAATAAACGAAGCTTTGTTAAGTGTTGATTCTGACTTACAATCACAAAGTATGGCTAAAGCTACAGAAGCCATTACTAATGCTAAGACACCTGAAGATGTTATTACGTTTCTTACTAAGTTAAAAGAATCTCAAGCTATCCTTCCTACACTTGCAGAACAAAGAGCTGCTTACGTAGCAGACTTAGGCGTTGTTGATGAGGCAGATAAAAAAGAACTTAACTTTGAAAACGTATCCCCTATCCTAGCATACACATTAAAAAACAATATTATTGCAGCAGATGTCCTAAAGCAAAAGACAGAATACGAAAACAGTAAAAGTGGTATCGACATGGGAGTAAGTTTTTTAGAAATACTTCTCCCTGTAACTGGCGCTGCTGAAGAAGAATATTCAAAAGCAACTAGCGAGATATACAGAAGGGCAGATGAATTTAATGATATGTCTTTTGAAGAACAAAGAGCACTTATGGGGGAGCTGGTAACAGCAGCTAAAGCGCAAGAAACAATAATGTTTAATAACAATAACTCTTTTATTCAAGGTGGTCAGATTGATACATTCTACAATTCAATACTACAAGGTGGCTTAAACGACCCTGATTCTAACTTCACTGCTGCTGAAAGAGGTTCATTATTAGAGACAGCTTTTAACAGTACAGTCTTTGTAGGTGAAGCTGTAGGAATGGCAAAGTCATTTGGTAAACTTGTTAAGTTCTTAATGAGGCGTATACATTCTAACAAAGCTTTAAAAGCAGGAGTGGAAGAGGAAGAAAAGTGGGCTAGACTTATTATACAAAGACAAGCTACTTTTAACTCTGACCCTAACGTACCTAGTAATACTAACATACAAGTTGAGGGAAGCTTTACTTCTCCTTCCATACAGCCTACTACTGTTGACAGTCGTGTTGCTTTACAAGAACAAGCTTCTTTAAAAGGAACTAGAAAAGATAGGAAAGTATTAGAAACAGAAAAGCGCAACTTAGGCAAGTTAAAAGGGGAGCAAGCTGCTAGGGATATTAATAAAGAAGCAAGAGTAATATCTAAAGAAAAGAAAATTAAGTTCAAAGAAGCAAGGAAGGAAGTAGCAGCAGACCAAGCAACCCAAGTTAAAACAATAGAAAACAGACAAGGTGTTAATCAAGAATTTATTAATGAGTTTGATACAGCAGCTAAAGCTGAAAGTGATTTGTCTCGTATAACAACAAAGTTGGGAGATGGACGTGTAACTCTTGCAGGATTACAAAAGGCAGATGGTGGTTTTAATGCTACAGGTTATACTGGTTACTACAAAACTGTCCCTCAAAGGGAAGGAAGTAGTGTATTTGATTCACAGTTTGCTTTTTCTCCTAAGTCCCAGTATCAAATGGAAGAATCTGTAGGGCTGGAAGGTATGCCGGAAGCTATGAACATGACAAAGGAACAAGTGGTAGAGAGATTTTTGCCTACTGTTACACCTGATACGGATATAGGGTTAAACAATATAGCCTCGCCTCGTAGCCTTACTGACTTAATACTTGCAGATGACACGCTTGCTAATATTGGTATGCGACTTGGCAGGGAATTAGAAAGTGCTAATGGTACTTCACTTAAACCAGAGATTAGTGGTACACGATTCAATGAGGGGACTTCAGACAGCTCTCTAGGCTCTTTTACCTTCTTGCTAGGTGATGGTGACAAGGGAGGCTTTAAGAAGCTCTCAGACGCACAGGGGAGTGCTAAGAAGGCAGCCTTGGGTTATGACTACAAAATTGTAAAGAAAGAAACAGGCTTCTACGTAGAAATGGAAGTGGAGCACTACACCAATCCATTTAATGATACAAAAGGTTTAGATGTAAAGAAAGGAACAACACCTTCTAAGCTCACAGCTTGGGCTTTAAACCATGCACGTCTTGTAGAAGAAGATATGATTAGAGGGCTATATGCTTTAAAAGGTGTCAACCGTTCTATTGTGCAGAAGATGGAAGCTAAAGCTAAGAAAGCTATGTTTATTAGCCCTGAGAAAAACCTCCTTCTTATGAAAATGTTAGAGAAAGGGGATACAGATGCAGTGGAGTGGGCTACAAAGTCTTCTCTTGAGAAAGTGTTTGGCACTGTTCCAGATGATGTGTATGACAGCTACAGAACTATTAGAGATATATATGATGATGTGTTTGTTATAAAAGAAAGAAACTATTACAACGCACTACGGGCTGCTAATCAAAAGGTTATTTCTCTTGGGATGGATTTTGATAATAACTTAGGCAGTGTTATGGATGTAAAGAGTTTACAAAAGAAAGGTGGAAAGAAACTAAATGGGGATGGGCTTATATACGACATTATAACTAAACAGCTTGTTCCTAAAGAATCTTTGTTTGAAAGTGACATTGTTGTTGAGCTAGGACAGGCTATAAAAGTAGGAGACGATACACGTACATACGTAAGAGTCCCACCTCAGAATGTAAAGAAGCTTCAAGCAGGGGATACCCTTAGTTATGGCGTAGGTCACATAGACAGGATGTATAGAGAATCTGGATGGGTTGTGAAGCAAGATGTACTTAGAAAAGTTAATGGTGTAGATGTTAGGTCTTCTAAAGTAGTTAATATTGTTAAAACAGAAAGTGAAGCAAGGGCTTTAGAGGATGCAGATAAAGGAATTTTTGCTTCTCCCAGTAGAGAGAATACTGAAACAGACTTTGCAAGAGAAGATAGTGTTCAGTTTGGCCCTTCTGCTGCACATACTAAAAAGAGAGGAGAGCTGGTTAAGGGTGCGGATGGTAGTAAGACAGCAGGAGTTCTCAATGCGTTTGAAAGTTTATTCTCTACTATAGGTTCCTTACAGAACAGTTTAGATTTTAATGTTATGAAAGCTACGGAGATAAAGTTCTTTAAAGCTTTTGAGGGTGTCCTCAAAGAAGGTAGTGCTACACGTTACGAGAATGACATTAGCAAAATGTACGATAAAGAAAAGTGGGAAAGACTTACTCCTGATATGAGAACAGAGTTTGTTAACCACCACTCTTATTTAAAATCTCTACGTCACTACATGTACGATGGATGGATGAGCAGTGCAGACCAAGTGCTTAACAAAGTATTTAACAAAGTGGGTGTAGAACTAAACTCACAGAAAGCTGTGGGGGCTATACAGCAGAAGACATCCGTACTAGGTATTGTATGGAATGGTTTGTATCAATCAGGTCAGAATACTATTCAAGCTATGTTTGCTATTGCATCTAGCCCTAAGAATGGTGGCAAAGCTGTAATGGCTCTACCTGCTCTTATAAATGCAAGTTTAACTGGTGACTTATCAGGTCTCAGTAAGATATTAAAAAGTGATGTTAAGGCACAGGAGCTTTATGATGCACTGGCTACTAATGGATTAATAGATGCTGTTGGTAGGAGTAATGATTTCTTAGACCTTGCTAGAACAGCGGGTGGTAGTATAAACACAAACAAAGTAAAGGCTGTTGTAAAAGGAGCAAGTGAACTTTCAATGTTTCCCACCCTCAAAAGAGCCTCACAGGGTGTACAGGAGGTTCCTTTAGTTGTAGGTAATGCACTTGCCTACCTTACGGAATACTTTGAGCTTATGGCTAAGAATGGGGGTGTATTTAAAGGAAGGGAACAAGCAGAGATAAGCTTTCAAGCTCAGAAGAGAATGCTTACGCAGAACTCCCTAGACCAATTCTGGTTTCAAAACAGGGGTAATCCTCTTTCTTTTGTGGGGCAGTTTATGCAAGCTGTATACAAAACATTTTTAGACACAGTAGTAGAGCCACAGTGGGAAGCTATACGATTACCATTAAATGCTGCTTTAAAGCAAGTAACAGACAGGGAACTAGGGAGCTTAGGTAAGAACAAAGCACGAGTAACAGACACTTATACAAAAGCTTTTATAACTTCCGCTCTTGTATATACAGCCTTTGGCCCTGAAGGTGGACTAGGAAAGTCACTAGGCAGTAGCTTAGAGGACTTTGTAAGAGGGCAATACAAGACAACAGCAGACATGCCTCCTTTACTAGATGGCTTCTTTAATGGTATGGCTAGCGAGATGGCTAATGGGGCAATGAAAGCAGCAGGGGTAGAAGGAAAACTGGATGTTAACCAAACTATGAGTCCCAGTGCTTTCCTTGATATGTTCTCAAGCTTAGTTGCAGGAGACTTTCCTCAAGTAAACTTACTAGGTGCTTCTGCATTTATGATAAACAATGTGGCAGAGAGTGCCTACTCAGCTAGCCTTATTGCAATCAACAGCTTTACTGATGGTTCTATGGGGACAGCGGAAACACTTGCTTTGCTCTCAGCAGAAGTTTTAGAACCATTTAAACTTTTAGATACAGGTCAAAAAGCATACATTGCCTACCACACAGGGAGGAACGCTACAAGCACAAGCCTCTCTAGTGATGACAGGATAACTAAAGGCGAGGCTATTATGTCACATTTTGGATATGAACCTGAACTTCTAACAGATAAAATGTATAGAATGAAGTTTTCTCAAGGGGATGGGAGTGGTATCACGGATATGTCTTTCTACGCTAAAAAGAGTACTAACACAGCCTTACAGATATATGCAAGAAGGCTCACTTATGAAATGGATATGGGAACACTCACAAGAGAAAGGCAGCAAGTGTTGTATTCGGAAGGTGTAGCTTTTGCTAAAAGGTTCTCAAGTAAATCCAATTGGAATGCAGCAGAGAATGCTTTTAAAGAAAGGGCATTAAAAGAAACGCCACCAAGCTACAACGAAACAATACAACCACAGATAACAGGCAATACATTAGAAGGTATTGTAAAAGCTTTAAGAATTACAAGCCAGAAAGCTGATGGGCATTCAGAAGAAGCAGAAGAAGTGCTAAACAATCTACGAGAGAATTACGAACTAATGCAAGGTGATAAATAATGGCTAAGTTTACAAAAGATATTCAAACCCTGACACAACAAGCAGGGTCTTCACCTCAACTCCAAACTAACACAGGTAGCCTTGCTACAGACGTTATAAGTGCTGCAAGCTTTGGTCTTGGGTTGTATAGACAGAATAAAGCAGCCACGGCTCTTGTAGGAGCTAAGAAGCAGCAAGTAGAATATCAGACAAGACTCGATGAGGCTACGTTAGCATACGGGGATATGCAAGCTAGTATGGCTTCCCAAGAACAAAATGGTGCGGCAGCGAGGGCTAAAAGAGGAAAGTTTTTAAAAGGACTAGGGGATGCCTCTTTTCAAACACAAGTTATTGCCGCGAGTAATAAACTTACAGGGACAAACTTCACAGAAACAGAAAGTAATTTAAACAAAGCAGAAGTCCAAAGACAAGAAGATGCTGCTAACTTGGTTACTAGCGCAAGGGCTGGCGCTATTAGTTCAGGACAAAGTGCTGTAGGTATTGAGAATATGTCACCAGAGCAACAACAAGAACTACGTGTACAAGGGGAGATTGCAGATTCAGAAAGAAAAGTGAGGGCAGCAACTCTCTCTAATCAAATACAAAGTGGTACGTATAATAAAATGACAGATGCTAAAAAGACGGCTGCTTACCTTTCTCCTGTTATGGCAGACTACTCTCTTACTCTTTCATCTAAATTAAATACAAAAGCAGAAGAGTTAGGTGGTTTTAATTCGGTAGACAAAGCGCCTTTATTTGAGTTAATAACAAATGAACGTACTTCTTTAGATGCGCAAGTTAGGCAACATGTAGAAACAGCAGCTTCATTAGGTATAACACTAACATTAGAACAACAGAATGCTTTCAGGACAGCAGGCAACGCTGTACTTGATAGTTTTGAAGGTTTAATGGGAGAGGAGGCTGTTACTAAAGCATTAGGTCTTTTACCTGATAAGATGCTTATGCAGAATATAGTTAAGGGAATGACAAGTAGTGATGGAAAAACTAGAGATGCCTCATTGGCTATACTTCTCAAATTAGGTGGAAATGAACTAGGAGGTGTGGATATCGCATCGGGTTATGGAATACTTGCAGGACTTGCAAAAGGGGAGGCTATTGATGAGGATGATGTTACAAATGCTGGTAAGTTAACTAATGCAGCTTTTACTGCACCTGCTAATACAGATGGCACATTCACTCCCGAACAACAAACTTTTAATAAAGACATAGTAGAAAACACACTACAAGGTACACCTACGCAAGTTAAGAAAGCTGTTAAGGGTAATGTATATAAGAATCTTATTAATAGCATAGTGCAGTTTAAAGGCAAGAACTTTGCTGTTGAAGACCATGCTTCTACTGCTGCTGCTATTGTAGAGTTAGGAGCAAGGGTAATAGCTTCAGCAAGTGCTCAAGCTTATAATGCACCTAAGTCAAGATTAGTAGGAGGAACAAGTAGAGATAGACAAGCTGTTAATACGGATACAAGTAAGAACTTCACATTAGATGAAAAGACACTAGAGCTTGTTCCTGTAGGAGGTTTTGTTTATATGACTGATGAGGTTAAGAATTATAATAACTATGTAAGAGATAGTATTAAAGCACTAGCGTTTGTAGGAGGAGATGTAGAGGCTTATAAGATGGATATTGCTAATTCTATTTTAGTAGTTAGATAGGATGTTTAATGTTATAGAATATTCACATAACCCTGAAAAGAAAGAAAACTTCTTATTCAAAAGAAGTAAAAGAAAGAACATAAATAACTTAGTTTCCTTGCAACCCCTATGCAATTATATTTGCGACGAATGACATATAAACGGGATGAACGACATAGAATCCCTAATTCAGTCAGTAACCACTAACACAAATAAGAGAGAAAAACATGCCAGCCAAAGGAGAATTTAAAGCTAATGCCAAGCCTGCAAGTAAGGCAAAAAGAGCTTTCAATAGCAAGACTCAAGACAATCGTGTAAAGAGAAATCAAGCACGTAGAGTTGCTGAAAAAGAGGGCAGAGTTAAGAAGGGGGATGGCAAGGAGATAGACCACAAGAAACCTCTTAGGAATGGTGGGAGTAATGCTAAATCAAATCAAAGAGTAGTAAGTAGTAAAACAAACAAAGCCAAAAATGGTAGTTTCAAAGGTATGACTAGAAAAGGGAAGAGGGCTTAATATGGCAAATGTATTGTACCCTAAAGCCAAAGAGGGCTTCTTAGGGGGTGATATAGATATGGAGGTAGATAACATAGTTTCTATTTTGGTGGACACAGCCTCTTATACGTACAGCCCCTCTCACGTATTCCTAAGCGAGATACCTTTGGCAGACCGTGTGGCTACTTCTAATAACTTAAGTTCAAAAAGTATATTGAATGGTGCGTTTAACTCAGATGACCTTGTGTACCTTTCTGTAACAGGGGACATTTCAGAAGCCTTAGTTCTTGTACAGGACTCAGGGAATGCAGCAACAAGTAGGCTGATTGCTTACATAGACACAGCCACAGGCTTACCTGTCACTCCTGATGGCACTAATATTCAAGTTACAGTAGACGTTAATGGGTGGTTTTCACTATGATTATTTTATTTAAAGAACTTTGGTCACGATGGAGAGCAAGGGTTTATCTTACTAAGCTCCAGAAATTCCCTGATAAACGTAGGGTACTGAGGTTGAAGCACGAGAAGTACAAGGCTAAGTATGATAAGCATGTCAAGTCTTACAAGGAAGCAGTTAAGCTCATGGGGGAGGCATAAGGCATGGCAACATATACCGTATCAGGTAGCGTATTAATTTGCATTGGAACAGGAATAACTAGTGCCGATATTTATAGCAATCTAATTTCTTTGGCCCTTGGAAGTGGGCATTTTCAAGAGACCAATGGAAATAAACATACGTATTTTTTTAATGCACGTATTCAAATAGGAGATAGCTCTAATAGGGGTGCGGCTAGTGTGTGGGATGCTTCTAATGAGATTATTAAAATAAACGCAACTGATTTTGTAATTTATGGCAAGTACATACAAGGAAATCTTTTAAATAATAGAGCTGAAAATGGAGGCTCTTTAGCAGTAAATACAACAGGGGGAAACGACAAATTTTTTATGGAAGACCAAAGTATCCTTAATGTGTACGGAGGTGCTTTTTATGCGAGTAATAGAATTAGAGTTGGTAGTGATGTTCAATTTAAAGTTGAATATGCGGATTTTGAACCCGAAGATGGTGTGTCTCTTAATGATAGTGTGTATACCTCAAGTAACAGCGAAATAAGCTACAGGTTCTCACGAGTACACAATACACAAGCAGTAGCTATTAAAGCTTACGCAAACGCAACTGGAAACACTTTTGACCTCACTGGTACTCGCGTGGAAAATGCAGCTATTGCGTTCCAACTCAGAAGTAAGAATTTTGTTATACCCATTATTTTTGATACGCAAGCCGATACTTGTGTCCTACACACAAGGTCATTTAGTGGTGACCAATGTGAAATAGTATTTATAAACCCTGATTTTACAACGTTAAGAACGCAAGTTGCAGGTCAGACTGATATATCATCAATTGGTTTTAGGTATTCAAGCGTTGTAGTAGATTCTAATCTCGCACCTATAGCTGGCATAGTTTGTCGTTATGTGGATGGCAATAGTGACGTTATTATTAATAACGAATTAACAGACGCTAGTGGGACTATAACCTCTTTTCTACCTGTGTACGATGGTGTTAGGGTTCTTCTTAATTCTACTTACGCAAACACAACTAAAACAGATAGAAAAAACTTTACAAAATCTTTTATTGGTTACAACTTTTTAATATCAAGTAGCGCCTTAGTTATTGATAGAGACTTAGAAGATACTATCCCTTTGCTTTCAGATAGATTAATAACAGAAGCAACAAAAACGACTGTTGATGCGTACACAGAAATTGGCACAGGTACAAAATTTTATGACCGTTCAAAATCCTTTTTAGTAGATAATTATTTGGGAGAGTCAACAACTATTGTAATTTTGTCTGGGACATCAATTGACGCAGGTTCTTATAATGTAACAATTGACGCAACAGCCGCTTCTGTCTACGCTTTTGACGGGGCAACCATTACAATTAAAGCAAGTACATACGTAAATGATATGGTAACTACAGGTGTTATAACCTTAGCTAATGGCGCATTATTCACAGGAACAAGAACGGATGCTAATGGTACTGTAGCTCCCCCTGTCACTTACAACTTGCAGCTTCCTAACATTATTGATGGTTCTCGTTTTCAAGTATACAACGTAAACGCAGGGAGTGAACTAAACAATGCTGTAGTCTCAGGTGGGGCAGGTATTAGTGTCAGTTATACAAAAGGAGCAGGGTATAGTGCGGGGGATGTTGGAAGATATCGCATAACGTACCAAAATGGAGTTACGGCTAGAGAGCCAATAGAGGGTACTTTCACGTTTGCAGCAGACTCCACAGTAAATGCCCTCCCTACAGCACAGATACCTTTTGCTAATTATAATACTTTTGGTGTGGATGGTTCCGCAATTTCTGAGTTTAGCTGGGATAGTGGTAACGTAGAAGTAGATATCAATGATGCAGATAACACTACAAGTGTCCAAAGATTTGCTGCTTGGTACTATTATTTTATAACCACTTCAGTAGGAATTGATGAAGCATTTGGAGGGGTATTCTGGGAAGGTATAAATAGTATCAGAATAAATTCGAGCATTGTTAATGTTACTCTTGATAACACAAAGTCAAGCCCTTTAATTCTAACAGGGGGGAGACTCTTCCGTAGTGATGGCCTCACCATTATAGCTTCTGGTTCTAATTCAATTCAAGTAGATTATGACCCCGTGTACACAGTGGAGACAGGCGTCTCTGGACTAACAGCGGCAGAAAGTAACAAGTTGGATTCTATAAGTGTAGTCCAAACGCTAATAGATGAGTTACATAAAGTGAGAGGATTGTCTTTGGGGAACCCTGTAACGCTCACACCTACGAGTATTGAATCTGATGATATAGAACTTACTATTACTGGTGATGGAGTCACGACATCTACGATAACACGTAATGCTTAATTCTCTGGGTTTAGCTACAGAAGGCTTTCTTGAGGGAGGGGACTCCCCTACGTTGTCCCTAGCTACTGCTGGTTTTATATTCATTGAGGTTATTACATTATTTCCTTCCTTCATTCCGAGTGGGGAGTCTTTTGGAGCATTAACTCTAACAAAAGTAGGGTTGTTGATAACACCAATAACAATACCTACAGATGCTTTTGTAGAGAGTCCTCTAGTAGTAGGAGGTGGTAATATTATAGTACCCATCCCTAATAGAAAAACTTTTAATACAGTGGCTAAATATTTAAGGGATTTAATATTCAAAGGGCAGGATAACGAAGTGATAATTGCTTGGTTTAAAAGTGAGGGTTTGGATAAGGGAGCGTACAATGACCTCTGGCATGAGTATCTTCTACGGGAAGGGTACATAGGGAATCTGGCTGATAAGTATGCAGCTTGGAAGTCAGGGGAGTAGTATTATATTCATTTATTAACAAAGGCCATGCAGGTCACTAAGGAATAAGAATGTCAACATTTAGTAAAATAGCACAAGCCCTCCGTTTGACAGGGGGGTCAGGCGCTACAAATGATATGGTGGGTAACTGGCTGAAGGGGCTGGGTCTAGCAGGGGCTACACCTGATATGCTGTTTACATATCTACGCTCCACGGGGCTTACAGGGAGTCTTCCTGATATGCTGTCTGCTTATGTGTTCTCTTCTGGTGCTGTGTTTATAGACTTAGAACAGACCAGTAATGGGTTCTTCTCTCTAAGCTCAGAAATTGTTTTTGCCAACGATTTTGAAGTTGAGTTTAATTTTGCTGCACCTACAGGCGCTTCGTTTAGAAATATAACAGGCGCAATTGCATCCAGTAGATATGAAATACTATTTACAAGTAGCGGAGATTTTACCGCTTTTGATTCTGTTGAGGGTCAGCGTATTGTCACTATTGCAGGAGCCCCTTACTCTGACGGTAGGCTTCATCTTTGTAAAGTGACAAGGGTGGGAGGACTGCAATCGCTATTTCTGGATGGTGTGCTCATGGGTAGTAAAACAATGACTGTGCATAATGTGAGCTTTGGCACTTTTGGAAATAAAGGTACAAACACTAATAGGTACGATGGGATTATAGCCAATCTCAAACTAACAGACATAACAACACCAGCTAACAGTCTGGAGTTTAAGCTAAACGAGCTAACTGATAACACAGAAACAAACAACGATGTGACACTTACATACAACAACATAGGCACAGGCACTAGTGTTCGTGATACATATGTGTTGAGTAACGGGGGGACACAGTATATAAGCGATTTAAGAACAATTGACATAGCACCCCTACCAGCCCCACTGTTTAATTCAAGCGGTGTACTAACATGCAGCGGGCAGTTGTCCTGCTCAACAATAATTCCATGTGGAGAATAAATAATGCCAATTAATAATGTAATATGTGATGCAACAACAGGCGCAGAGCTTGCAACTATAACTAATCAAATAAAAGATTTAGCAGAAAATTGTACTCAGACGTACTGGTTTGACGCTAACGATGCAGCAACATCTACAACGCCAATAACTCACGGCGCTGGAGCAACTACAACATTTTTAACTAATGACGGCGCGGGAGCAAGCACAAACAGCTATAACCCAAATTCAAACGCAGCATTATGGAACACATCAACAAATAAGTTTGATTTTACTAGTTTAAAAATTGGCGATACTGTTGAATTTAGGATTGATATTTCTATCGCAAACGCAGCGGCTCAGGAGATTAATTTAGTTATAGATTTAGGTGAAGGCGTTGCCGGAGCTTACAGCTTAAACGTTAATCATACTTATTTTAAAACAGCCTCAGCGGGAGACCAGATTACTGCAATGTTTAGAATATACATGGGTGATGAAGTCACTAGAGCAAACCCAGCAAGATTTAGACTTACATCAATTGCGGCTACAACAATAGTAGTAAACGGTTGGTTCTATCAAATAACATCAGTATAATGGGAAGAGTGCTGCAAGGGGTAAGTAGAAATGATAGAGCAAGAGGGGGAATGGTGGTGGGAGGTTACGGAGGTGACACTAAGGAAGACACCTAAGTACGGACTCCCTTATACAGCTATAGGTACATTGAAGATAGTGGACAAGGAAGTTCACATAGTGGGATTGTTAAGTAAGGATACTATTACAAAGAAGGACTTATCTTCATTGAATAATGTAGTTAGAAAACTAGGATATGAGAAGTTTACATATATAAAAAAGGAGCCGTAATAGCTCCTTTCCTTTTTCTGTTAGAATGGTAGTGGTGGGAAGGACTTAGCCCTCTCTAGGCTGTCTATGGCCTCTTGTAAGTCTGTTTCCCAATCCTTTGCTCCCCTACTACCTGTACATAGTAGTTTCTTAATAGCGTGAGCTGTAGCAGGATTGGATACATTAAAAGCATCTAGTACATCATACACATCTATAATAACATCCTCTTCAATTTCATTTCCATCTACACTTCTTTGCACGTAGGTAGGCTTGGTTAGTTTACGTTGATACTTATTCATGTAATGTTCTCCTGTTGGGCCATTCTGCCCTATGTTATTAATACGTTCTTCTGTAGGCCATGTCACTTTAAAAGCATCTTTGTATGGGTCGGGCAAATGACTCGTACCCTTCCAATGTTTAGGTGTAGGTGAATCTTCTGCATAGTCTATCACTCTATCCGTTCCTATAGTATTTGTTTTAATAGGCATATTCCTTGTGCATCTATTCTGATACTCATCAAAAGCATCTCTTTCTTTATGATAATGACGCATTACTCTACCCTCATATTCTTTTGTGTTGTAAAGACTCTCAGTCCATATATTGTTTGTATACGGCCTTTCTCAATTAAATACATCCCTAAGTCATCACAAATATCTCTTTGCTGTTCATGTGTCAAGTAAACTCTTGTTGCAGGTTTGCCATCTATGGCTGCTTCTATCCTCAACTCAATTATCTGTCTACATGTAGGGTCTTCGTCCATTATTTTAAAAATCTTGTAGAGCTTCTCAATCTGATTTTTGCAATTTAGCAAGTCCTCATCTAAAACTTTGTTCTTTTCCCTCTCCTCATAAGCCCTCTTCTTCCACTTATTGAATATCATTAACTATCTCCTTTTCTATCATACTAATAAGTTTTTCCTTCATGTCATTGTAGCAATTCAGGTATCCCCTTTCTCTAGCTGCTATGTATGGGTCGAAGTGCATAATATATGAACCCACCCTTGGTTTAGGCTCTCTTGGAGATAAAACCTGTAAGAAGTCATCTGCCAACTTTGATACATGCTCTTCTCTTGCAATTCTCACAGCTTCTTTAATTACAGCTTCTTCATCTACCGTTATGTTAAAAGTAATATCAGGCTCTATTTCTATCTTTGGCTTACCCTTATTAAAAATAAATTTAAGCATTAACTATCCCTCCATGTTAAATAATCTACTACGTGTTCTTTGAATTGGTCAAAATTAATCATCACTCTTCCTCTCCGCTGTAGTCGCTATTAGTGCAGCAGGGCTAAATATTGACATAGCAATAACAACGGCATTTGAAATGTCAGTCATGTGCTTCATTTTACTTTGGTGCTTATGTTTTAACGCTGCACTCCTAGCTTGGGAGTCTCTATTCTCTTCTTCCAGCTTTGCAATATGTACCCATCTTTCTTCTATGCTCATTTTACTCATCATATCTTACAGCTCCCACCTTCACAATCATTATCTTCTGTCTCATATACAGCTACAGAGCTAGAAGGAAACATCTCTATTTGAGGACTATCTATCACGGCTATGTGCTCCACCTTATACACTTCCTCTCTGCCTCCTTCCCATTTGTATACTAATACAATGTACCCGAAGTGAGCAAGGATTTCTATCTGTTGTTCTAAGTACTCTGCTCTATCGTCATTAATACTAGCACACCACCCCTCATGCACATAAACAATAATACGGGGATGCCCTATTATCTCCTTAGCATCCTGTAGTCTAAACCACTTATGGCTCTCTGCTTCGTACAACTCTTCCCAATCACTATCGTCACATAAAACAAAACTACTCATTCCCTTTCTCCTTTAGTTCTTTGGCTTGTTCGTAAAGCTCGTCTATGTACATTAAGGTTGTCGAGCAATAGCTGCCCCCTGCTAACTTACGCATAGCAATGTATCCCTCTACTCCCTTAGCTTGCTGCTCTAGGTCACGAATGGGCAATGTATTATTTAATTCATGCCACTGACCTTTCCACATATCATAATGCTGATTTAAAACATCACGCTCTTTATCAAGCTCTGCAATCTTATCTGTTAATTTGACTATGTAGGCTTTAGTAATATTTCGCTCTACTTTATCTGTATCCATTCCTATCTGTATTATACTCATATCTTATCCCCATATCTCTCTTTCAAATAATCTAAATCAACAAACATGGGATTAAAGCTCCCTTCCTGAACGTTGTGCTTAACTACCACACCTCTCCAATGGTGATTACCTTGGTGGCCTTTGTAGTCTTCATCGTGCCCATAACAAGCCCCTGCTATAATACCCCATTGTTGCTTACCACTAGCAGGTAAAAATCTCGTAGCTACATCCAATGTCTGCTTATGTCCTACACAGAAACTCTCCCCCACTTGCTTCAATACATTCTGTGCAGCCCCACCATAAGGCTTACCTGTAAAGGGATTAGCCATGAAGTGACAGTAGGCAACACCATTAATAATAACAGGGAGAAGGAAGTCATACACATCCCATCCAAACTCCTTGTACTTCAAGTTGTCATAAGAGAGGAAGTCGGCAAGCTCAGGGTTGGACTCCACATGTCTCATTATTCTTTGTTCGTGATTACCTAGTGTGATTACCATCTTTGGTGTATACACTTTCTTCTTGTCTTGTTTCTGTTTCTTTTGTAGCTCATGCAATGGCCCTAGAAGGAGCCTCATCCCCTCTATACTGGCTTCAATATCTAAAGCGAGCCTGTTACCCTCTGCACTCTTCTTCCCCTTGTCATAGGAGCTTAGAGAGGGCATATCAGCATGGTCTCCAATGTGTACAATAACTTCTGGTCTTTTGTCTACAATATACTGACCTATGTGACTCAAGTGTGTCATGTCTACGTTTGGTTTACACTGAGTATCTGGAATCATAAGATGTGTTACGTTAGGCTTTACTTTGTCTGTTGTCTTTATCTTAAATATCTTACTCATGTATATATCCTTCTGCTGCTTCAATGGCTTCGGCTTCTGTTATGTCTATGTCTTCTGCATCCATGTAAGGAATAAGCTTCTGTATCTCTTCCCTAATTGCTTCTTCTAGCTCATCAATATCGTTGTTCTCAATAAGCATAAGCCAATTTTGGTATTTATCGTAAGTCATTATTTATTCACCCTCAAAGATAGTGCTCCTACGTAATCAGCAAAGAAAGAGGATATGAGAGCAACAGCCACTTTATTAATGTCATCTGTACCAAAAGACATTGTGCTATTAAACATATCCGCTGTATGGTGGCCCTTGTATTCCAACCTAATTTCATAAGAGCACTCTATGTGTTTAGGTAGGAACATTGTATTGGTGATAGAGAACTCAACCCTCATCCCTAAGTCATGAGTAAGCATCTCCACCTGCTTTCTTAGGAGAAGCATGTTCTCTTTAAATTCTTGTTTATTCATTTCTTCCTCTCTTCATCAGTTCTTTTCTTATGGCAAGGCTTACACAGAACTCTAAGGTTGTCAGCTTCACAAAACAATCTCTCACAGAATCCAGCTAAGTCGCTGTAGTCCTTCAAGCTCCCTGCTCCTACAATGTGGTCTACTTCCACTTCCTTTGTCTTGAAGTCTTGAGAACAATCAGCACATTCATACAGCCATTTAGTTCTCTTATCTGTTCCTGTGTATGGCTTCTGTGCCTCCTTCAACACTTGATAACGGACAGGGTATCTACTCCATGCTCTCCTTAGACAACTCCTTATGAAGCTCCAATACCTCGCTGTTGTCCATGTCCCTCCTGCCTTATTCTTTAGCCCTCTAACAGCAGCCATTAGCTACCCATCACTTTCTCAATACCACGTTCTACAGCATCCTGCTTGTGAAGACTTAGTAACTCAGCTACTACTTCTTTAATACGTAGTTGTGTAGGTGTTGGCTTAGACTTCACTCTGTAAGAAGTATCAGTTCTCCACGAAGGAGGGGATACTAATACCCATGTATCAGGAGCTAATCCTTTAATCAAACTCTCAATCTCTTCTCCATTAGCCCAAGCAATAATCTCTTTGTGATGTACATGTGGGACAAGCTGTTCTTCTCCTAAGAGGGAGAGCATTTCTTTGTATGTTATTATTTCGTCACCAGTGTGGTGGGGCCATGTTCCACCCTCTCCCTCATACAGGCCAATAAGCTCCTCATCTCTTAGAAAATCAAAGTATGAGTCCTTATCAGGCATTAATCCCGCTAACTTATCAATCTGTGCTTGTGTCAGTTCACTTAACAGACAATATTTATTTTTAATATTCATTATTTAATTTCCTTCCTTATCTTGGCAACTATCAAACTCTTTGCACTTAGGGCAAATTCGCGGGTCTTCAAAATGAAAGCTGCTAGACTCTAAATCTAAAGCGTCACCAACCCACTTACACTTACTGCACTCAAGTATGTCTATACTCATATAGGCTTCTTCCAATGTATTAGTTTATCATCTTCCCATCCTCTACACATGTACAGGAGGTGCATATTCTCTTCTAGTCTTTCTTCTGGCTGTTCAAAGTGCAGGGTGTATAGCTCTTTAACTGTTTCATAAAGCTCAATCTCCGTTGTCTTATCCTGCAACAATTCAAACGCTTTCGTATCCCCCGCACCATGTATCCCCTTTATGTTGTCTGCTACATCTCCTATAATGGCTTGTGCATACAACCACATAACGCCCTCTCCGTAGAGGTCATGTGTAACCTTTCCTTTCTTATCTGTTTTAGGGATAAGCTCCAACATGCCCCATCTATCAACGTAGTGCAGGGGGTGTTCTGCTTTGTTATGTGTCTTCCATCCGTAGTGCCATCCCTCCACTTGTAAAAGGTCTTTATCAATTGTACAACATATGGCATTGGTATCACGTGTTATGTCCATGGCTAGCTGGTCATCAGCCTCCATACCCTCCACTACTACAGCATCCCATTCATGTATCAAGTGCTGTTTAATACTACTATACCAATGTGGCTTGTCCTTCTTCCTTGTTCCCTTGTACTTGTGGCTCACTGCCACTGTCTCTCTAAAGTTGCCCCTACCTGTTAAGTAAGCTTTATAGTTGAATGTTTCATGTGTAGCAAACAGCTTAGAAAAGAAATCATCTACACGTCTATGTACTTGGTCTTCATCTACTTCCTTCTCACATCCCCATCCAATACTATAAACAATAATATCAGCATCAATGCAGAGTAGCTTCTTGCTCTGTTCTAATTCTCTCATACTCAAGTGCCTCCAGTATGTCTTGTTCTGTTAATACGCCATTTGGATTGGTGAACCATAGTGGGGCAGTCATTCTTTTTCTGCTCTCTTATATTCTTGTAAAAAGGTTTTCAATATACCTCTAGTCTCATCTTCATCTATATTTACAATGTATAAGCCATGCAGACTATCCTCCGCACTGACTTCTGCTGCTGCTGCTAGCTCCAAGATGTTTTGTACGTACATGTCAACTACACCCTCAAGGGCATCCTCCTTCCTTATGGACTTCAAGGATTCGCCATACCACTCCCAATTATGCACACCTCCCTCTTCAAGGGCTTTAAGTTCTCTTTCTGCGTTAAGTAGCTCTTGTATTCTTTTACTACTCATTCCTAAATTATCTAAGTTACTCATGATTCTTCCTCAATATCATCAAGCATTGTTTCAAGCTGCATCATTACAATTGACTTTTCCATGTAAGGCTCATCAAGCCAATCTTCAACTATCTCTCTGATTTCTGCGTAATAATCTCTTTCAATACTCATCTTATTCACTCCCTA